CATTACTCTGTTTTCGCCTACATCAGCTTGTGCGCTGTCGCCGGCCATGTCTTCTTTAGTTAACATTGCTTCATACGGAGCAGTGTCTTTAATATCTTGATAGTCTTCTCTTGGATCATTCATATTTCGTACAATAATGTATGATTGGTCAATCCCGCAGCACTTGCCTACATAGTCTTGTAATACTTGTGGAGTAGTAGGATATTCTACTTCTGCTTCGTAGTAAGTAACTTCTGTATTTTGTAACTGTGGGAAGTCTAGTGGGCGTTCTTGAATGGGAGTCTTCTTAGGAGACCCCATTTTAATAACATTGTACTTCTGCAATGCAGTTTCCATACGATCAATAAACCCTTCTGGAAGTACTCCAGCAACGCCTATTTTAAATTCGTAAGTCTTTTTAGACTCTGTTAGTACTGTTGTAAATGATCTCATTGACAATGATCCTCGTTCTATATGTATTATTTATCTTTATCCAGTCCTTTAAGCCTTTCTAAAAGACTGTTTCTATCTGTAACAACGTACCCTTGGCCGTTAACTATTTCACCATCGTTTGGACCAGCACTGTCGTTATCCTGCTTTTGCTTTTTAAGTTGTAGCTCAACTACTTTTAATTTATTATTAAGTTTAGCTACTTTAGCATCTAAACTAGTTTTAAGCAGTCCGCCAGCAGTTTCAAATACTCTGCCACTGTAACGACTTTCTACATTCATACCTAAATCCATTAGATCATCGTATGCTTGCATTGCTTTGTCAGCAATTTCGTTAAGCTCGTCGTCTGCCATTTTACCTAAGCCTTTTATAGCCGGCAACGCTGCTGCAATTTTGTCAAATTCATGAATGTCACGAAAGGTTTTTTCTTGTTCGGCGATTTCGTATTTCTGTTGTTGAACTTCTCTAGCTTCAGCTTCTTCGACTATATCTTTCGAATCAGGCAAGTTTAATAAGTCTTCTAATTTCTTTGTCATAGTCCATTCCATTATATGCTACTATTATTTATCAGAATTTATAGTTAAAAAAATTAATATCCTTAGTAAATTTAGATTGAATAATAGCTCTAGTGTTATCATTATAATACTCTTGGTAATTTTTATTTCTACTAGATGCGTTTATAACTGGTAAGTCTTTGTTAATATTAAATTTTTCAGCTATTACTTTTATTTCTTCATTAATATTTTCTAACTTTATAATATAATCTATGCCTACTGTCCTATGAAATTGGTCTGTTAACTGTGTATTTTCTACAAAATATTCAAAGCCTTTATCAAATTCAGTTAATATGCGCTGGTTATATTCTAAACTAAACTTGCCTTTATTTTTAGGATGGTTAATTCTACGTAACGCTCTATCTCGACTAAAGAAGTACCAACTAACACACCAATCCCAAGGATTTCTTACTACTGCAAAACTAAAGTCAAATTTTCCGTATTTAGATTCAATAGCATTTAGCGTGTGGTGCTTTGTGCCTTTTGTTATATAGCTATCTGTGTTATCCATTAGCCATTGCTGTATGCTGCTGCCGCCGGTTTTAGGTATATGTATAAAGACACTATTGTAATCCTTAATAAGTACTGCCATTTACCGCTTACGTCCTTGATGGAATATATCATCTTCAGTAACAATACGGAATAGTATTCCCTTTTGTTTACACCATGCTCGCGCAGCTTCCCATTTGGCTTGGTTTACTACATAATGCATTTGATTATGTTTACTGTTGCCTAGTCGTTCTTTCATTGCTTGATTAGCAGGTTTAACCTCAATTAGTTCTACACGCTTTTTAGCACCTTTATCTGCATACGAAATAAAGAAGTCTGGGACATATACTGTTTGTTTGCCTGTTAAAGGATTTCGATATGGTATACGGACAGCTTCACTTGCCCATTGCTCTATTGCAGCATGTTCGTCGCAGAACTTCATAAAGGTAAATTCCCAACCTGAGCGGTATGTAGGAGTTTTGTTACCTATGTATTTGTGCGGGTTCTTACAATTAAATTTACCTTGAGCAAATCGAGACATTAGATGATAATATTTCTTTGATCGTACAATGTATTTCCGCTGGCAATTCGATACCCAACAGTACTACAGCTTGATCTGCTTAGATTAAGTATTTGTGCTACAATGTTGTTTAGTTGTACATCAGTAACACCTTTTAAAGTATCTAACAGTTCAAATGCAGGAAGTTTATCCTTTGATGATTGTTGCAATAATATTGAGGCAGTATTTACTGCTGATATTTTTTCAAAGCCGCGCTTTAAAAAGTACCCAATTACAGCATCAACTTCGCTTGGGTTATAAAAAAAATCTTCTTTGTAAAATCTATTAAATATTTTTCCGGAACCTTGGTTATCATCAATGCCTATACTCGGTAGTGTTGAAGATGTCATTTACAGTTTTCCTTTTATAGTGCTAATAACCTGACTTGCAATCTGACGCAATTTTCTATCATTGCCAGCGGCTCTATCAATAACTTCATTTTCAATTGTTACTTTAGCCAATGACTCTAGTTTATCAAAGTTTCCAAAATTATTACTATTCCAAGAAGAGCTGTATGCGCCTGTCGCCAATGAACGTTTTACAGTTGAGTTTAATGCTAGTTTGTTAGACGTTAGTGTGCTTCTAATTACATCAGCATCTAAGTTTTGTACGCCTCTTCCAGGCAATGTCGATAACGTTGTTGATGTAACACTACTTGTTCTAGGAAGTTCAATTTGGCGTAATCCGCCTACATTATTAAGTCTACTAGCATTTTTTATTTTGTTTAATAAGCCAGCAGGATCGCCCGCTGAACTACTTGCACTATTTGATGCAAGACCTAGTACATTACCTAATATACCAAATATTCCTGAATTATTTCCAGTATTTTGTTTTATTATTGAAGGTTCTATTCCCCTGCCAGCTCCTGCTTGTGCTACGTTAGCTCCGTATGTTATATTATTTCCTAACGGACTGTCAACTACATCGTAACGAGTTTCTTGACTAGTAAATCCAGCTGGGTCTGAATTTGGATTAATATTGCCTGAATCATACATAACTGCTTCGTATGCAACTGACACTTTATTTTCCATAACGCTACCGCTATCAGAATATGACATGTCATCGTGACTGAATGATGTTATTAACGGATTAACTAATGTATACGACACCCACTTTTGTCTAGCTAGTTGATATATTCTAATACGTTTAAAGAATGTGCCGCCTTTGCCTTCAAGATTGTCCATGCCATAACGAGGAACTTTTTTACTTAACTTATCTCTTGGGTCAAAGTCGAATGCATTACCGTCTTGGTGTTTGCCTCCGTCTCTATAATAAAATCTATAATATTCTTCTAATAATGCTCTAGTAATACCAGTATTATCATCAACAAAATTCATAGTAACTTCGTCGTACTCAATGCCTGTTTGGAAATTCTTTTTTCTGTTGTATTGTCTTTTAGTGTCAACATCGATTTTAAAACTAGGTAAATTTATACTATTACATAGTACACCTAATTCCTTTTGAAATTGTACACTGTTGGGAATGAATCCGTTTGCTGCATTAAAGTCAAATACCACATGATATAAGAACTTTTGTTTAGGTGCTAATGCAAAATTATGTTGGTTATATAACTGGTGAGCATGCCTTGCATCTCTTAGATGCAAATCACTATCGCGGTTAACTAAGTATAAATCTTCTATTGCCATAATAATATTTATCTATTCTAATTATGTACTAAGATAATAAAAAACAGGGACCAATAAATGATCCCTGTTTTGAATAGAAGAACTGCCGTTTCTAATTATCCAGCGTTTGTGCCGCCAGTAACCTGTGAGCCGCCTGTGCCAGCGCCAGTAGTTCTTGTTGTAATTTCACCAATGCCTACTTCGCTTTCGTCAGCGCCATATTGAATAGCATTATCATAACGAATAGTTAATGAAACAGTTACTGGATCATTTGTTGCATATGCAAGTGTGTTGTAGTTAGCTGATTCAATATAGCATCCTACCATGTGGAATCTATCTAGTACCTGAGCGCCGCCTGCGTTGCCGTTGCCGCCATCTAGTATTTCAATTCTAGTTTGGAATTTATATGTACCACCTGCTACTGCACTTGACATCTCAAAGAAGTCAAACTGTCTTTGAAGCTGCTGACCAACAATTTTCTGTACATTGTTGTTTGCATCTTCACGTAGTGTTAGTGTAATTGGTTCCCAAGTGTGCTTACCAGCTAGAAAAGATCTACTGTTATATGCATCAATTGTGATTTGTTCAAAGCTTAGGTTTGGACGAGTTACGTCTACTACCTGTCTTGATATTTCTCTTACGCCATCTGGACCCCCAGTTGTTCCAAATCCGTCAAGTAGCACTCGGAAGCGATACTGTAGTTTTGGCATTAATAGCGAACTGTTAGAACCAGCTCCCTCTGTAGGGACTGAAATGTTCTGTAGTGTTGTAATTGGCATTCTATTCTCCTAATACGTTACAAGTATTTATCTATTTGGCTCCCCATTTCTGAGGAGCCCCTTTTTTTAGTTTAACCTAGTGCAGCAATTTCGCCAGTGTTCTTAATACGCAACGGAATGTAAATAAATTCAATTGCTTTTACTGGTTCAATAGCTATATCTAAGTATAGTTCGTTGCGATCAATTCTAGCTGGTGTGTTATTACTTTCATCACATACAACTAAGTAATCATAAAGACCACGCAAACTAACTAGTTCTAAACAAAATGCATCTGCAGCCGCTTTGATTTGATCACGTGTGATTTTATCGTTTGGCTCAAATAGATATGGTCTTGCTAGTAACTCTAATTGTCCACGCATGTAAACAACTAAACGTGCCACGTTAATACGATCTAATGCACTTGCATTTCTTGCACGAGTCTTCTGTCCAAATACAACTAGTCCAGCGCCGCTAATAAACGTAATTGGGTTTATATTTTGGCTGTATAGTGTATCACGCTGTCCAGTGTTTAGTGCAACGCTTTGGAATTCGCCTTCTGATGTAATGTAGCCACTTGCGGATGCATTAGTTACGCCGCCACGTCTTGTGCCTGCTGGAGCAAACCAGGGGAAAGCAACTTGGTCATTAAGTACTAGTGTACGTAGTGCCATGTGACTTGGAGGAACAACAACATTGTTGCCTGCATTATCACTTGAGAAGCCCCATGGGTAGAACATTGACATATATTCGTCTCTGCTTACTGCACCATCATCGTTGTCTTCAACTGCTACTTTAACGTTAGTTGCCCATTCATTTAATGAAGTTGCATCTGGTGTTAATCTTGCAGGTGTGTCGCCTACTACAAATCCAGTTAAGCGACGATCATAATTTAGTGTAATCATTTCGCCAATTAGTTCTGGATATCCTGGAGTAGCTAACAAGTTAAACTGACGACTTTCTTCGTCACGTATATCTGTGTTGCCGTTAACCATTGCTTGTAGTGATTGTACTACACTCTTACGCTGTGAATGACGACCAAAGCTACCTGATCCATCTTCATTGTTGCCTGAGTCTGTAACCCAAGTATGCGGATAGTAAGTGCTAGTGTCTTGTGCAGTGCCTGCAAAATCATAGTCGCCGTTGCCGTCAACTTTAAAGCGAGCGTTATCTACTGTAAGATCAACATTGTTACGTACAAAACGCTTAACGTTAAATCCGCTTCTGCGTAAGTTCCATAACAGCATACCTTCTGGATATAGTGCAGGATCTGGTGCGTCTGCATCTTTATAGTTAGTTGCTAGTAATTCTGCAATAGTGCCAGTTGGTGCTACAGTTGCGCTGCCGCCGTCTTTACCATAGCGTACATCAGCAAACAAAATACCGTTTTCAGTAGTTTGATCTGAACTATCAATCAATACCCATTTTGTAAGCGTTTCATTGTAACGATAAGCATTTGGATAATTTTCTAAATCTGCTGTGGATACCCAAATATCACCTTCAACTAATGCTGACAGATCACTTTGTACAGTTGGTTCCGATGCTGCAACAATTGGTCCTGTAGCATTTGCATTTGGATAAACTGCGCTGTAACCTACCCAGTCGCTGCCATCGTGTACTAACATGTCAACTTCGTCAACTGTTGAACTATACCATAGTTCGCCATCTGCTGTTAGTGATAATGGAGCATTACTACCTGGTGTATATGTTAATACTTTCCAGTTACTTGCAACTAATTGCTTAGGGTTAGTAGTACCGTCTGTTCCAGGTGCATAGTATAAGTTAGGAACTGCTGTTCCTACTACTAAGCCTGCATCTGTTAGTTGATCAGTTGAATCTACAAACTTAATGTTTCCGCCAAGTTTATGACTGATTATAACTTTGTTAGTAGTAGCGTCAACACTTGCAGTAACATTAACTAATCCTGCTGAGTTAATTGCACCTGCAAACAAGTCTGCATCACTAGCAGCGCCAGTAGCAGTAAATGTTACTGTTTTAGCTGAGCCAGTATAAGCTGAAGTGTTCTTTAGTGTTTCGTCAACTGTGAATGAAATTCCACCAGCTGCAAAACTACTTGTTGTAATCTTTGGTGTAGTAATATTAGTTGCGCCTGCAACTACACGGCGCATAACTTTCCATGTAGCTAATGCTTGTGCATCTTCATTTACGTTTACTTTTACATACAAGTCGCCTATTGCTAATGCAGTTCCACCTGTTTTATCTAAGCCATACAATGCCTGTGCGTCTGTAGTGTATAACGGTGCAGTTGCAGATGCCCATAACTGTGTATCTGTACTATAAGTTTTAACAGCAAATTCAGCTCCACCATTTGGAGAAGTTGTTTTAAGCCAAACAGAGCCACTTGGACGAGCGTTTACATCAACTGTTGGTACGCCTTTCCACTGTGGAACAGATGTGTGTGGTGCTGCTACTAAGTTTGGTGTTTTGTATGTACCAGCTGTAATTCCCATATCTACTAGTAGTGTACCTGTACCATTTGCAACAATTAATGTGTCATTTGAAGAGTAAAGTTCTAATGCGTTGTTAACAACAGCAGCAGTAACTCCTGATACAGCAGCAGTATTAATTGCGGCAGCCATTGCAGCAATATCAGTTCCACCTACATCAATTGCAGCAGAGCCGTCTAATGTAATAGTGTGGCCATTAGTTAATGCAATGTTCTTTGTTCCGCGTACTGTTGCATTAGCAACCTGCCATGCATCAGAACCAACTACTACCCAAGCACCACTATTATTCTTTTTATATAGTGTGTTTAAAGTACTAATTGCTACAACAGCATAATCACCAATTGCGCCGACGGAAGCTTTTGGTGCACCCGGTGCGTTTAGGTTACCTGTTACTTGTGATAGTTCAGTAATAACAGTTGGAGTTACAGAAGAAAAACTTTGTCCGCCAGCTACTGTAGCTGCTGCGCCATTCCACTCTAATATGCCCCATTTAGTAACATCTGTGTCAAACCAATATGAACCATTAGCTGGCTCACCACCTGGTGCTGTTGCTGTTGCTTGTAATTTATTTAAATCTAAATCTGCTCTACATACATATACGCGGTTTGTTACACCTAATAATGAATATGCAGTTTGTAGACCGTACTCGTTAAGCTCTCCACCGTGTATCATATTTCCGTTTGCATCGGAATAAAATAGTGGGTCGCCGAAAGTTTCGCCTAGTTCTCTTTGACTGGTAATTAAGTAAGGTTTACCAGCATTTGCTTTTAGTGTTCCTGCTGCTGTTCCAGTACCGCTGCCTGCGGTCTTGTTACTTGCAGAAGCAACAAAGATCATTGGTACAGTTCCAGCAGCCGCCGGAGTATAAAAACTCTCGTCGATTACGCTGACTTGTACACCGGGTGATGATAATGCCATTTTGTTTTCTCCTAGTTGGACTTTATTATATGTATTTATTAGATACAACCAAAAGACGGCGGTAAAGCATGGTGAAAAAGGTACCGAAAAGGTGAGCTAAATACAGTATGAGACCATTATGCACTTGTGGCGAACGACCGGCTGCAATAAACTATAGAAAACACGGAAAGTTATACTATCGCAAGTTATGCAATACATGTTTGCGTAAGGGTGAAGGTTACGGCATTCCAATGTGGAAGCAGCGTGGATATCAACAAAAGGATTTCTGTGAGAAATGTAAATTTACAAGTACACATTCAGAACAGTTTAATGTGTTTCATGTTGATGGTGATTTAACTAATTGCCGACCTAATAACTTAAAGACGATATGTGCTAACTGCCAGCGTGTAACACAAAGGGAAGGGGTTAAATGGAAACGTGGAGACTTACGTCCTGACTTTTAAGTGAGACATTAACTGATCTAAATTAAACAATAAATCTGTTAGTGTGCCGTTATTGTCAATTGTAAAGTCAGACATCCATTGCTCTAAGCTCATCGAGTCAGTAGATTCAGCTTCTAGATGCATGCTACGATCAACCCAAATACAGTAATCAAATACACCAGTAT